TTGCATCACTACTTGCACAATAAGGCGATGACATCGCCGTCGTAAGAACGGTATACGCTGCCGATTGCGGCCATAGGGGCTCAAAGGTAGTAGTTATCGCGTTATTAAATCCGCTCAAGAACACGCCCGCGAATTGGCTCACGTTGCCGTATGCGGCGCGCTCCCATATATGGCTCGCGCTTGGATCGTTAGAGTCTGCCTTTGCAACTGCAACAATAAGAAAGAAACTAACGATCCATTTGAGCAATTTCATTTCTTCTTCGACGCCTCACCGAGCTTTTTAATATCCTCATCGTGTTTCGATACAGCCTTTCCCAATGTCTGTATGTTTTGAGCATGCGCATTGATAACCTTTGCAAGCTCTTCGGTATCAATACGGCGATCCACGATGTTTAAGGTACAACCGGACAACAACAGCACAATCAATAAATATCGCATGGCTTCCCTCCTTGCGATTACGTTACATATTCACAATAAGCGCCCAAGTATTAGTTGATTTACAGCTACAAAGCGCGCCGTCACCGCCGCCAGTGTCTACACAGTCGTTAGAATTCAGATCGTGATAAATTTCCCCTTGTGTGCAGGTTGCAGGAATTGTGTTTCCTTTCGGGATTGTTAGCAGCCCCGATGACACATCAAGCCGCTTGCCGCCCGCAATCTGTACGGTTTGCGCGTTCGTTATGCGCATTGCCTCCGTAAGCGTTGAGGAGCCATCGCTCGCCGTGGAAAAGAGCAAACGCCCGGGCGTGTCACCGGAGCCGGGTGTCGTATCGATCTCTGCTCGCATCGAAGCAACCGCGCCGAAAACGGTTCCGTCTGCCGCATAAAACTGAAAGTTCCCAACTTGATCCCCTGACTGCACGACCGTATCGGCGCTGCCATCGGTTGCACGTGATTTATACAATCGAATCACTGATCCAACAGCATGATTGCCGATGCCAATGAGTGCGACGTTATCCGCGTCAGCGGATGTATCTTTAATAGAAACGAGCGTCGGTCCTGTTCCGGCGGTTGTAAGTACATCCGCTGGAAATGAACTTGCTCCCTCTAAAATGCCGCCTCCTGAATGTGTAATATATATTAATCCATCCGCATTAAGCGCATCGGTTATTATCGTGCCGTCAACATACACATCCTTAAATTCCTTTGAGGAACTACCTAGGTCGATATCATTGTCCGTCGTAGGAGCAAGCACACCATCGGTAAGTGTCACCTGTGAGGTGCCGTTTATTTTGAGCAGAACACTTGTAGTACCGTCTAAATATGGGTTAGCGCCCGTATGAATCTTCGTTACCTCTGCCGCGAGCAAGCCCGGCATTCCAAGCCCCATTAGATCGGCTGTAGTAGTCTGCGCATGCGCGGAGAATCCGCAAAGCAGCGAAACAATAAACGCTAAAATTTTCTTCATGTGCTTCACCTATATATGAGAAGGGGCGCAACGCGCCCCGTTCTCCAAGTGTTAGTTCACGTACAACAAAGTCGAGGCAACCAACTCAGTCGGGCCCTCTGTGCCGCCTACCGTGTCGAGGCCGACCACGCCGCGAACAAGCGTAGTTGCAGCATCGTCACACGTTCCGGCCGTTGCAGTGGTGTTAATATTATTAAGGGCCGTGTAGTTAATTACCTGCCCGTAAATCGCACCGCCATCCCATCCGCCGTCCCCGCGCCATACCCAACCATATGCATTGTCGGCAAACGCTACTTGCGCAACGCCTACCTTCATGTTGTTCGATGTCGCATTCGTGGTAGTAAGCGCCGCAGCTTCGCCATCTTTGTCAACCACGACAAAGTCGTATTGACTGATAGCCCCGTTTGCATGCACATATTCCCACTGCCCATAAATATTACGGGTACGCTCCCCCACCTTATGACGAGGCGAGGTGTGAGTGAGATCCGTTGCAATTCCTGAAGTTCCGATCGATGTCATTTTCTTCTAGCCTCCGTTATTAGCTTAGGTACATCTGAAGAGCCGGAGCGCTGCAGCATAGGTTTCCTTCGCAAAGGATAACCGTGAAGAACGCATCCTGATCCACGGGCCGAGTCATCTTCGCCTCAACCGGCTTAAAGTACGTCTGCCGATCGACATCAAATGACCAGTAATCCGTATTAAGAAGCCGCACCGAATTGCTCTCCACCGTCGCGCCGCCATAGCCGCCATCGAATACAAAGTCAACCTGATCATAGTTGAGCGCTTTGAATCCGCCCAACGCCTTATTCTGAGAACCATTGATTCTCTGAATGGCGGTAAGCGAGCTATGTAGATGTTTCCAAGCAGTTGAGTGAGCGAACCCGAGATCCGGGCCGTCCTGGTCGCGGCTTATCGCAATAATTCCTGCGGTAAGTGCCGCCTGAATGTTTGACGCCGTAAACGTCGTGCCGGTGCTGGTCGCGTTCTGCGCGAAGCTATAGACCGAGCGATCGATGTTTCCGTAAGTGCCGCTAGTCGGCGAACTCGCGACCGCAAGCTTCAAGCCCTCGAATTCAGTGCCCGAATACGCGGTTCCATCGCCCTTAAGCGAAGCGGATACCGTATTTTTAAGGCGCTTAATCGCTGCCTGAATCTTGTTCTCCACAAAATCAAGGAGCTGTTCCTCACCGGAGTTTGCGCGCTTATCGCGCCCCGCAATCGCAACAGGCTCATATACCTGCCGGACCTGGAATTGGAACGCCGTCCAGTCAACAATCGAATCAAGGTTGAAGCTCTGGAAGTGACTATAAAAGCCACCCTCGGCAGTTTGATTGTACATGATGGGCTTTCTAATTTCATAGCCGCCCGTGAATTTGCGAATGTTTCCCTTGTCCTCAAGCACCCGCAAAAACGGATTATGCTTAAGAACCTGATCAGCAATCATCTCACTCTGATTGAACAGAGTCGCTACGACCGCTTCCTCTAGATTTGCCATTTGTCCCTCCATAGCTATGGCTATGGAGGAACCTTTTTAGTTCCTACGCATCGCCATAGAAATTAGCGCGTAAAGAATCTCGTAATGAATTTGCTTTTTTGGCGGGACTACCTGTGCCGGGGCCGCCTGATATAGTTCGGCTGGCTCGCTTTGCTTTCTCGGCTTCGGCTTTCGCCTTTGATGCGTCGCCCTGCTGTTTCTTCGCTGCTAACATCGCGGCGACAGAAGGCGAAGCTTCAAATCTGCGGTACGATTCCTCTAGTACATCCTGGACGGGCGCTAGTGGATATTGTGCTCGTACCGCCTGTGTAATCTCACCCAACTGATCCGCTAATTCTTGCGGCAGGGCAGGGTCAGATAGCAACGGTTTAGTTGCTGCGAATGATTTTATCACATTTGTTGTTGTCTCCGCTACTCGCGCCTGCGCTTCCATCTCTTTTTGTTTTTCGTACTCGGCGATCTTCGCTTCCATCTGCGAAACGCGATCGAGGTACTCGCGCGGGATGGCAGCGCCGTTCTGGCTCTGCGCCTGCGTTAGCTCTGCAGGGTCTACCCCGTACGCTTCAAGGTATTGCCGCGCTGCGGAAACGGGATCGGTTCTAAAGAATTTATCCCAAGCAATCGAGCGCTTAACAATGTCGGCAGGATTAATGCCCTGGCGGGCGTACTCTTCGCGCACATCTTTAAGCGCATCAAGCTCAGGGTAAAGGGCTTCCTTATCCCTCATTTCCTGAATAAATCTGCTGCGTTCCTTCTCTATTTCCTGATGCCTGCGCGCAAGATACTGTTTTGTTTCGTTAGGTAGGGTGTCCCAGAAAGCCCGCTCTTGTGCATTCATATCACGAGGCGGCGGTAGCGTGTGGGCGCTCGGCTCTACCTTCTTTTCGGGGGCTAGCGTCTCAATTGACGGCTTTTCGCTTGGCTTCTCTTCCTTCGGTGCGGAGTCGCGCAGATGCGCCCGCAGCGCACCCCGGATAGTCTTATGCTCTACTTCTTTCTGCGGCTCTTTAGTGCCTGATTCTTCCGGCAAGCTCTCTTGCGGCTCGGATTGCGTCGGCACTGACTCCGTTGTTGATGTGTTCTCTGAATCGTTCATGTATTGCCTCCCTTAGTGTTTTATTCGCTTCCCGTTCTTGCTCTTTCTCAGGATCGTAGCCGTTCTCATATGCGGTGCCGACCTCAACGCCGCCCAAGGCTTTTGTTGCCGCGCGGAATTTAGCCTTTGATGTGTAGTATTTGCCATCAAGCGGATGCTTAGTTGCGGGCATCTCATCTTGAATAAAGCCGTGATTCACGGCTGCGAGCTGCGCATCTGCGGCGCGCGCTTCCTCGATCGGCACAACCCTCTTTAATGCCTTACTATACTTGTACCAGCCGAATTTAGTCATAAAAGTGCTCCATCAAAAACATGATAAGCGCGTCCTCTTCCTCTGCTAGTTTCCGTTGTCTTCGCTCGAAATTCTCTTTTTGAATTTGCGATACTAACGCCCGCATAAACGTGCGGTATGCTTCGATTGATTTTTTTATCGGTAGCAATCTAATGCTATCGGCTATTAGTTTCTTTTCTGCGTCTTCGGTTTTGGGTCCGAGAATCTCAAAGAGTGTCTGATACGCACTCACGCGGCCCTGTGCTACCGCCGCTTCCGGCTCTGTAATTACACCCTCTTCCTGCAGGTCGTGGAGCCTTCGATAGAGAAGCGTCTTAAAATCGATCCGTTTCTTCTTAGGGCTAGGATTCCTCTTTAGTTTCTTGAGCAATTCATCAGACACAACGAAGTGCCCGCCGCCAAGCGGTAGATCATGCGTGTCTACAAACTTAGGATTGTAATAATAGTAGTAGGTCATATGCCGTAAAAGCCCATAATGCCGAAGGGATCTATAATATCTTCAGCCGGTGCCGCCACCGGCACCATTCCAGGGGTATAATCTGCTTTATGCAAAGGAGTTGCGCCCTGATAGATCTCATAAATTTCACGGTTACGAAGAACTCGATTGTACACACGAAAGTCAGAGAATGCGCAGTTTGCGCGCTCATCGAGGCCGCCATTAATTCCGATATACAAATCAGTGCTAAAATTCTGGACTGCTGCAGTATTCGCGACCGATCCTACATTCTTACCATTAAGATAAATTATCATGTTCGCACCGTCATAGGTGCCGACTACATGATACCAATTTCCGTTAGTCGTATTAGTACTTGAACTGATTGACGTTGATGCTGCGCCACTAGTGGCGAGCCACCAGCGCGGCGTCATCGTAGTGCCAGAGGCGCGGAGTAAATGAATTGAATAAGCAAAGTAGGGGGCATCGTGCGAACCGTCGGTTTTGGGTTTACAGAATAAGATCTGAGCATTACCCGTATCGCCTAAGCAATTAAACCAAATAGAGCATGAGATTTGAGTACTAGTAATAGCGAGCGCGGAATGGGGATCATTTACTCGCGCATAGTCTGAAATGCCGTCAAAGCGATACGACCAACCGCGCTCAGAGAACCACCAGCCGTCTGCCTGCTGAACTCCGCCCTCGAAGTTAGAGACCATATCAGCCCGACTACCGCGCCCAGTAAGATCGTATAGATACCGCCCTGTCGGACCGACGCTCGGGTCCCAATACCCTACAAGTCCCTCCCAGTGACTAGGGAAAGCAGCTTCGGTTTTGTTCCTCGCAATCCCCGATCTATAGTCTGCAATCGGAAATGTTGTGCGCGGCATTACTGGATCTCGTCAACGATACCGATGAAGCTTACGACATGATTGCCGCCAGTTGAGTCCAAGTTTACGCCGGTATCATGATTTATGCTCACACCCCATTTTGGACCCGGATTCTCGATAATAAAATTTCCGGCTAATACATCTCCGGTTGCAGGAGACGTTTTAGTCATAAGTACCCCGACGAGCGGTGCGTTTAAAACGGTATGCGCCGCGTCAGATGCGCCAGCAGCATCATCAAGAATGGGCGTTCCGTCATTATTACTTCGGATCAGATGAATATAGACGCCGCGCGGACCAGTAGGAGATGTGCCGAGCTTGGTAGAGATCGATAATTGAATGCGTTTATAGCGGTTTGTACTGTTATCTACGATCGTCGATTGGCGCCCGACACCGCTCGTACTACTCGCAAGCGAGGCCAATGTAATAGTAAGGGCCGAAACAGACGCATGTAGGGGTTTGATCGCATTTGCCATATATTAGCTGTTCAAAAACGTCAGTAAATTTGTTTCGGCTGTTTCCTTGTTTGCTTTCGTTGTGCTCCATGCGTTTTTCGCTGCTATTGCAGCCGCTTTAAAGGTAGCCGCGCCGCCCGGTCGTGTAACGCGCGCACTAAACGTAAAAATCTCCCCGTCAGTATCGGTAAACTGAGCTTCCACCGTTCCAGTATTCGGATCGTCGGTGTCAAATCTTATTAATACTTTCGTCCATGCCATATATTACCATTCGTAACCATACACTGCGATATCAACACTTAATGCCGCATCGGTCGTGATATGAAGCTCGTGATCTGCGGTCGTACAAAAAATCGGAGTAGGAGGACATACGACCGCGCCGCTTTTTACCGTCGTCGATGGCGCAAAAGATCCGGCAAAAACTAGTTGATCGGTTCCAGCGCTATAGGTGGCATCAGCATTCGCCCCGAGCCATAAAATAAGGCGTCCTGCGGTTGTACCATAGGCGCCCACCGTAAAATGCGTGATCGCTATCTTTTTGCCCGCAGTAGGGTCCCAGATCACAGCGCCCGTTTGCTGCGTGGTATAGTTCGCCGACTTCCACACCTGCATCGCGGGATCGACATGTCCCACGAGTTGACGACCAAAAAGGTCAGTAAGAAAATTTGTGCGATCATTGTTCGCAACAGCCGTAGGTAGCGCATTTGCTGCTTTGCCGCCGACTTTAATCGGGTTTCCTGCGTCCGCAGCATCATGTGCAACATCGCCGTTTACTGATGCTGCCCCATTAGCGTCAATATTTAACCCACGCTCATTTCCCGCATTGTCTCGTATTCTGACGTACAAATTCCGATTCGCCGACATGCGTACCGCACCCGCATCTCCCTCATCAACTGAGTCCGTGCCGGTATCGTCCACCTCGGCGCCGATCATGGCTATTTTACTAGTGGCAGGAGTAAAGGCGGCATCATCAGTGAATACGACATCATCGATCAACTGTAGCGCGGTGAGCGCGCCGCCTGATTCCTGTACCGCAAAGGTGCCCGCGTTTGTAACCGCGTGACTTCCTACCGTGACGGTATTATCGACCGACACCGAAAGTTGATTCGAAGCATTTACGTTCGCGCCACGATTGTTGCCTGCACTATCGCGAATCGACATGTGCATAGCGCGATCTGCCGTCATCCTTACCGCACCACCGTCACCCTCGTTCACTGTATCCGGTGTAGTATCATCAAGTGTTGCACCAATCATGAGCACGCGGCCTGTGGCTGGTGTAAAGGCAGCATCATCTACTTGAGTGGCGGTGTCCGACGTTGTAAACGTTCCCGAACCGGCATTGGCAGTTATTGTGCCTGTGACCGTAGTTGTAGGCATCGTAAGAACATCCACTTGGAGTTCTCCCGATGCATCGGTTTTTAAAATCCTCGCATTGGTACCATCCGTACCGACCGCAGCAAGCCCCTTTGTGGTAATCGCGCTACCAGTGGTTGCAACAGAATCGTCAATGAGTTGAAGTGCCGTAAGCGCAGCTCCAGACTCTTGGACCGCGAACGTTCCTGCGTTAGTTACCGCATGCGATCCAACGGTAACGGTATTACCTACATTAACATGCAGCCTTCCAGAACCATCGGTTATAAGTGGCTGATAATCGGCATCAGTTCCCGAAAGCGCGGCGGCGGTATCCTGACGTACCGACATCGCCATCACACCTACATCGCCAGTGGTATGCGCCGCATCTTCAGCTTTTCCGAGATTCGTTGCGCCGGTGCCAGGAATTATACTTGTAACATCCACGTCCCCGATATCGACGCCAGAGTTTGCGGCAAGTTTTCCAATAGCGTTTGTCCCGGCCGGTAATGCGTTAGTAATGGAAGTTACTGCCCCTACCGTTGCGATTACGCCTGTCCCGTTTGTCGGCAACTCAACACGCAGCGCACCCGTTGCGGTACCGGAGCCCGTAGTTGCGTAATCCACCGTGAGAGATCCGGCATTGTCCGTTACCGGTATTGCATCAACATGCTTTACGTAAAGCTCACCCTTGCCCGTGGAGTTAATAGCTGTATTGTCGCCGTCAGTGGTCGTTTCAGTCGCAAGGCTATCTCTACGCCGAGCGATAAGTTGGTTACCGACCGGATCTCCAGCGCTCGCAGCATCCTCGGTGTACTGAGTGCCGCCCCCAAAACTATCAACATAGGAGCCTGTCGAGGTTACGATCTGACAATACGCCGCGCCGTAATTAGTGCCACGCTGCGCTACGTTATCGCCATCCGTAGTTACCTGTGTCGCCGGCGTATCGGTGCGCACTAGGATAACCGCCGGTCCTGCCGGATTAGCGGCCGCTGCAGCATCTTCGGTATACTCAGTGCCGGAGGAACTGCCCGCAACTATATTCACAGGTAACGGTTTCGTGCTCGATACAGGGGCCAATGTATCAGCCGCGTCCTCCCATAGTACGGCAGTCCCAGTTATCGAGGCATCCGTATCGCCTTCTGTGTACTGAGTGCCCGAACTGGAGCCAGCAATGATGTTGACAGGTAATCCGGTTGTCCCGTCTACCTGGCTTTCAGTAGAGCCGGTGCCGATATCAAGGCGCACATGCTGAACCACGGTCCCACTATTCGCGCCTGTCAGCTCAGTGCCGCGCGGCGTAAAATCCGCATTATTCGCAAATTGAGAATTAGAAACGATCGGATTGTTCGCCATCTTACATTAACTCTTCCATCTCAAATAAGGCGTTCCCGCTCTCATCGCGCTTAATGGCACCACCGAGCTTTTTACCTTTTGGTTTCGGCTCGTCATCGATCTCTTCCACTTCAATCACCGCATTGCCCGAACTGTCGCGTGTGATCTTACCGCGGCGCCGTCGCGGCTTAGGTAGTAAAGATTTTGCCTGCTCGCTTTTTATGGCTTCTCTCGCAAGATCGGATGCGATTTTACCAGCCGCCTTAATCTTTTCCTGCTCTGTGTCGATAAGCTCTTTCTGTAGGTCGGCTCTTATCTTCTTATCCTCTTGCTCTACCTTTATGAGATCAAGTGCACGCTCGCCTTGAATCTTCGCAACCTCAACACGCAGCCGATCGCGCTCTACGTTTAGAGTCTCAAGCTTAACAAGCAGCTCTTGCCGCTTTGTCTCATTCTCAATCATCTGCTTCTCGCGCTCGCCCTGCAACTCAGCGCCCTTGATCTGCATCTCAGCCTGTATCTGCATCTGCTTCTGTTGCGCCTCAATCTGCGCAACCTGCATCTTTACCGCCGCATCGTTAGGCGCTTGCGCCGCTTGCGCCTGTTGGCTCTGCTTCATTTGCGCTTCCTGCGCGATAGCTTTTAACGAATCTTGGAATGTCTGCTGCATTTCCTTGCCGGTCTTATACGAGCCGACAACGTACTCCATCATCTTTAGTGCAAGCGGCACCATTGAAGGATAGTTTTCTACAACCGGCTGCATCTGAGAAAAGAACCCGCCCGCTGAACTCATGAGCATAGTGCGGTCTTCGCGCTCTTTTGCCTCATCAAGCGCAACCATAGAATCCGATGCAATCTCGATCTTAAATCGCCGCCTTTCATCCGAGCGCAACAACCCTAAAACTGTCTGCCACACCTGCGGCCCATTAGGACCATACGGCGCTAACAACTCTGCAGCATTTGAAATCTCGAAAAGCTTTTCATCACTATAATGCTCGCATACGACTTCACTAGTCTTAGTAATCGCGTCACTTAGCATTTTATGGCACTGCTTCTGCCGAAGCCGAAAGCGAAGCCCGTAGTAATTGCTTTCAAGCTTGTTAGCCGTTGCCGTCTTTTCAGCATCCGAGAATCCGCGCACAAGATCGCTCATGCCGATCTGCTCGTAAATCTTATTAAGCGCCTCATTCCGCGCCTCGATAAGCACTTGAAGCGCTTGCACCTGTGGGGCAATGTCGGTTGCTTGCACAATCGCTGAAAGCGAGCCGCCTTTCTCTCTTAGCTCCTGCGGCCAATGCTGAATGGGTGTGAACTTAAGATCGCCCCGCATGAGCTCTTCTACTTTCGTGCCGACCGCTGCGTTATACGCAAAGTTTACGCGGATACCTTCAGCCATCGCGTGTATGCGGTGCGTTAGGCGCTCGCACTCAAGAAGCTGGTCCCGGATTAGGAAGTGATCGGAGATCGGCACCACTGAATTGGGTGTGTAGTTAAGCTTCCATTCGCTACAGGGGTAGAAGGTATCGAACCGAAGCGGAGGATCGGCTGACTCAAATAGTTCCTTATCGCCCTTACCGCTCTGCCAATAAACTTTGCTCGATTCTTCACACCAGATTTCCCAGAATTCGGCTTTGCCGTCCATAAACGCCGATTCGCCTCGGCGCATGTCCTTCAAGTCTTCCGGCACTACATTGAATTCAACGGATTTTAGTGCTTTAGATCCGAAGCGCGCCTTGACATCGTCTTTACTTAAGAACGCGCGTCTAGCTTTCCAACAAATCTCTTGTTCATTTCTCGCGCATGACACAAGAAAATCACGCCAGTGTACCGAGTCTAGTATTGCTTGCTCGGATAGCTTACGAACTGGCTCGCCCTCTTCGGTTTCCTCTACATCGGACTCATAGCGCACCCACAGAACGCCCTGGCCGGTGAGTAGTCCCTGATGAATTGCGGAGTACGCCGCGTTATCAAAATCAACCTCTTCGGAGATTACATACTGTGATGCGCGCTCATTCACTTGGAGCGCTAGGTTACTAAGTGAATCAGCGCCGCGCGATCGCAACTGCCCCTCAACACGCGGCGTTTCAAAGTAGTAGGCCGGAACAAACGTCTGAACTATCGACCACCAGAGATTAATGCGCCTGGTGCGGGTGCTCGTGTGCGAGTCGATACCCTCTATCGACTTTGTACCCTCGTAATTCTTTATCGAGTTTTCTGCGTTCTTCTCAAAGCCCTTAGCATCCCGGTCTGTATCAGCGCGCCGTATCTCATCAGCCCAGTATTTATTTGAGTATTTTGCCATTTATATGCGTGACTCGTTTGCGCGCGCTCGCTTCGCGTCGTCAATATACGTATGAAGATTAATTCTACCATGCCGCGCGACTTCCTGTCTGTTCGCTGCCTCCACCTGTGCGTATGGGCGGCCCATGCATAGATATCGCAGCGCATCGACCGCATGATCTTCCATCTCAGTATCCAAGTCCTCGGGGCGTTTCCTGTCGTGCTGCATAAGCGGAATCGTGCGCAGAAGATTGCGGGCTGTCTCAAAGATATAGATCATTGGCGGGTCCGCCTGCAGTCTATTGCGGAGCTCTTGCCACCCTGCGATTCGTGCGTTATCGCCAGGGTAGAAGTGTACACCGATCTGCTCTGCTATCGAGGGACCGCCATCGTGCTTAAATATCGATGGGTCTGCAAAGCGCTGCTGCACTTCCTCTATCTCTATCGAGCGCAGAATATCGCCTATTTCATCGTTATTACGGCCCTTTTCGTATGCTTCGCGGTAGATAACGAGCGCACCCTTTGAGTAGCTTACCTCTTGCCCTTCGTCGTTCTTGCCGGTCGAGACCGCACCCCAAACGGCACAGAAGGGTGAGTGAGAGCCCCAGTCAAAGCCGCAGTATTTGTGCCAATGGCGCGGTATCTTAAACGGCCGCACGATATGGGCATCCGAGAACTCCGGAAAGTACCCGCCGATGACTACCGTCCAATCGCCTTCGAGCCAGGCGCGCACGAGCTCAGGGCTACCAACACCGCGAAGCCGTTGCACATATTCAGGATCACGCTGCAGAAGGATCTTGTTGTCATAAACACGGCTCGGGATATACATGCGCGCCATGTTCGTCACTGGATCGTCGTAAGGCACATAGCCTTTCGGATGATGGTCGATGAAATATTCTTTCACCGCTGTATGTCCCGGCCCGCCCGGATTGCCAGAGCTTCGCATGCGCTTTGTAGGTATTTCCGCGCCGCCGCTACGAAGGCAGCCTTTCATCGCAAAGTAATGCTGCAGGTCCGGCCATTGCGTTAGCTCATCATAGCCTTGCCACGGGTACGCATGGCCCTGATACATCATGTAGTCATCAAGCCGCTCAAGGTAGCGGAACTTAAGCACCGCGCCATTTGCAAAGCGCTGCTCTTTTGCTTGCTCGTGCCATTGCGCCGCAGTGCCATAAATCTCTTTCGAACGCTTGATTAGTTCCTGCAGCTCTACATATGAGCGCCTGAATAGAATCCCTTGCCAGTGCTTGCCATAGGTGTTTACGTCCTGTGCGTAGTCAGCAAGCAGGTAATCAGATTTGCCGCCGCCGCGAGCGCCGCCGAAGAATAACTCCGGGCACCACGTTGCTGACATCGCATTAGCTTGCGGCCCTGGCTGCGCGCGCCACATTAATTTACTAAACTCTCAAGCTCTTTCTTAATGCGCTCATTCCATTGCTCGCGTGTTTCTTTCGGGGGCGCATCGATATGGATCTGTGTGAGTGAGCCGCTTACTTCGGTTTCTACACGCTCACCGTATTTCTTCGGGAACAGTTTCGACATCGTCCATTTGCGCGTGTCGATGCGCAGGCGATCACGGTTTACGGCAGTGTTGTCTGAGTGCTGAATACCTTTGTGGTCAACGTAATAATCCCGTGATTCGTTGTCGGAAATCTCAAGAATTTTGTGTTCCCATACCTCAAGCCCGTCCTCACGTGCCTGTGTGTATTTATGCAGAAACTCTACGTTTTTAGGGTTCCGCTTATAAGCACATAATGAGGTCCACCCTGGTAAATGCTTGTGCTTACTAATGCTGTATCCCGATTCGCCGCGCGCTAACCGTCTTAGTATTTCTTCAATAACTTCAGGCGTGAATTTTGTCGGTCGCCCTATTTTCTTTTTTTTCTCTTCCATCTAGAAAAACAGCCCGGCACCGAACCGTGACGCGATGCCGAGCTGCCGAAATATGCTATGCAACTATAAAACTATTATTCATCTGTGGTTTTAGCTATTTGCCGCCATCCCACCCAGGGTATCATATTTAGCATCTAATCATTTATATCGTACTTGAGAGTATATCAGGAACGTAGGGCTGCTGTCCCTTCCGTGTTGCGTTTTTGTTGCCGGTTGGGGGTCTAGGGTAGCGATAAGGATTTGCTGCGCGTATAGGTCAAATGCTGCCGCTACTATATGGAATTACACTCGAAATCTAGAAGGATTAATTAGTTGCTTGTAACACCAAATAATCCTTCTGATTTTCTCAAACCCCAATATATTTTATAATCTCAAATATAATGTACCCTGAGTGCATTATTTAGTTGCATCTGTGTCACGGTTGTGTCACTCTAATAATAGAAGTTAACAACGTGCCAGAACCCGAATCATGGATAACGATACGCTCAAGCCGTATCGTCATTGCGCAGCTTCAAACGCTGGTTAAGCTATTAGGCGAGAACAAAAGCCAGGTACTCAAACGCGCCATAGCCGAAATGTATGAACGCTATGTGAAGCCCCAGGGCACGCCAGGCGGCCCCAGTTAGACATTGCCGCATGGTAGGGTAGGGGTAGCCTATAAAACGCGGCTTAACGCAGCCAGGCGGCTCTAATATTGATAGCAGCGTGTACTAGTTACACCCGTGCCTGGGTCGTATGTCTGACAATGTACCTGCGGCGGCATGTATACCGTCGGTATCGGGCGCGGATATCCTGCCTGTACAGCAGCGCCGTAGGTTCGGCCCACGTCCTGCCAGAAGCCGGGCGGGGGCTTTAAGGCTTCGCAGCCAATCAGCATCAACAGCAAGAAAAGTGCGTATTTTTTCATTTTGCCCTCCTGCGCTTCGCTGCTTTGAGATGTGTCCTGACCCACTCAGACCTTTTTAAAATTCGCAAGTTTTTACCCGTGAGCCTATACGCTAATAGCCGCTTCTGCTGCTCTTTCGCCTCTTCTAACAGGAACCCAGCGCACTTTCTTGCTTTTTGCTCGCTCTCCGCTTCTACGTGCACGAAATAACCCCAAACATACGGCTGGCAGACTGCGTATATGTGCAACCGTTTTTTCATTTTTCGGCCTTCGCATTATGCTTTACTTCGTTGTCTACCAACCGTCCCAATTCATCCCAAGATAGCCCCATTTTTTCACGAATCAAACAAAGAATTTCAAATGAGCACCCGCGCGCTTTATCCTCTAAGTAATAATAAGTCTGCGGAAGAATGCCGAGAAATCGCGCAAACTCATATTTGGTCAAACCCTTCTTAGCGCGCAGTTTCTCAAAAAATCTCATAGTTAATAATCGCGCAGCAATAGCCGGTCCCGATCCTTTTGATGCATTCTCACCCCTTGGCAATATCTGCATGTTGTCTAATCTATAGTCGAGCCAACTGTTTATTCGGTCAATAGATAATCGTGCCATCGTATTACTACAATCTTTCGGTGGCACTGCTTTAAGCATCGTCTCAAATCCTGATTTTAACAGCCATTCCCAAAACTCAAAGAAACTAAAAGCTAAGTCTGTGCCGTAATTACGCTTCTGGGTAGCCTTAATAGAGGCATAAAGCTTCTCCGCTACCCGCTCCGGCAATAGCGGATTATCGCATCTCGAACAGATCCAAAAATTCTTTTTTGCCTTTCCCGCCTCCCGGCGTTCGACAATTCCGCTCTTCGTCATCCATTTTCGCGCACGAATGCCGCCCTTAAACGCCTCTAAGTCCTTCATTTCTTTACATTTAACGCACCGTTGTTTTTCCATTTATCTTTTTCTTCAGTATACCGAATATTTTACTTGCCTTCGGGCATCTGAATCAGTATACTGAATCAGTAAGTAGAAGTCAAAGAGAAAGATTAGAGCAGCTAAAATGAAAACCGAACTAGACCAACTAAAGGAAGACCTCCAAAGCGCATGGGAAAAAATCGAGCTCTACGAATCGGAGCTGCTGTATTCCGGCATCGCGGTGAAATGTGCGCGCTGCGGCGATGTGGTGCTCCAAGATAGAGCGCATGTTTTTAAGGGTGCGCTCGCACATCATAAGTGCTGCTCTGAGGATTGCGCACACTATATGCAGATCGATGAAGAGAGGAACGGCCCATGGTACTAGGTTTTTTGAGTGTGGTTTTTTTAATTAGCGCGAGCATTTATTTGAGCGGGGGTAAGCTATGAAACATAAACAGCAATTTAGGGTCGTTTGGTACGAGGAGCAAAGCCGTTACTTTACCTCAAAGCAAAAGGCATTAACGCACATTCAAAAGCTTTCTAACACCAAGGGCGTGCATGGTATCGCGCTGGAAACGCCCAACACCGATCCAAATGTTTCGGGTCATACTATCAGGAAGGTGTTCGTATGAAACTCTACGAAATCTCAGAGCGCCTGCGCGCACTAATCGACTCGATCGACAGCGCCGAGACGCCCGAGGCATATGAAGCGGCGCAAGCTGAAATCGAGCGGACGCTATTAACACGCGATGAGAAACTCGAAGCATGCTGCGCATACGACCGTGAGCTACGCGCCGAGATCGAGGTCCTAGAAGGGGAGATAGGGCGGCTCAAAGACCTTAAGACCGCAGCCGAGAAAAAGCTTACCGCATGGCGCGAGTACATGGCGCGCTGTGTTGGTGTAGGGGAGAAGTGGAAATCCGCGAAATTCTCGATCGGCTGGCGGAAGAGTAGGGGGGTGATAGTGACAGACGGCACGCAGATACCTAGCATTTACTTACGAGAAAAAATCGAGATCGACCGCGAGACGTTAAAGAAAGATTTAGAATGTGGCGCGACGATTCCCGGCGCGCTGCTAGAGGAACGCAATAACATTCAAATTAGATGAGGCATAAAATGGAAGAAAAGGGGCTTGTTAATTATACTGATCCGAGCGTGATCGAAACGCTAAAGAAAACCGTTGCGGCTGGCGCGAGCGCTGAAGAATTTGCGATGTTTACGCAGTTCTGCAAATCAACGGGGCTAAATCCTTTCAAAAAAGAAATTTGGTTTATCAAAACTCAGAACCGGGTACAGCTCATGACCGGCATCAACGGCTATTGGGCTATCGCAAACAAGCACCCGCAGTTTGATGGCACCGAGCAAGAAATTGCGACAACGCCGCAAGGCGATATCGTGAGCGCTACATGCAAAGTCTATCGCAAAGACAGGCGCTTTCCTTCGGTGGGCATCGCGCTCATGAAGGAGTATAAAAAAAGTACGCCTATTTGGTCGCAGATGCCAAGTGTTATGTTGATGAAGTGCGCCGAATCAATCGCGCTGCGGAAAGCCTTCCCGCAGGAACTAAACGGGCTTTACACAGAAGAAGAGATGCCGCGTGAGTATGCAGCCGCGCCAGCAGTCGCGGAACCGAAAGCGCCTGCGGTTCTGCCCGCTGATGACATTATCGAGCAAGGGCCGTTTTATTATGATATTTCTACCATGCCGCCCGCCGCGAAGAAAAAAGCGCTTGCTTATCTTGGGAAGCAAGAGGGGATCGAGGAATGGCTTGTCGATAGCGTCTATATCTCTGATGTGCCGCTCAAGAAGCTCATTAACTATCGGATCGATAAGCTACCGGCGCGCCCGAACGATCCGCTCGATGAGCAGCTGCAGCAGTTTTTAGAGCAACCCGTGTAACGTAACGGATTAATAGGTTCAATCATGAGATATCTGCATAAAACTATGAGCTTTTCTGAGGATGAATTGCTTGACTACCTCAGAAGAGAAATCAAATTTGGTACTAACGTCTCTGACTTAGCCAAGCAGTTAAATGTATCACGCTCATATATGAGTGAGGTACTTAACAAAAAGCGCGGCATCGGAGACGCAATTATCGCAGCACTGGGCATGGAAAAATGCTTCAGAAAAATTAAGAAATTGGTTTAACGGGCACTAATGCCCATTTTTTAAGGAGGTTGTTATGGAAACGAATCGAGAGGCGCAGCTAGTGAGAATGAGCGCAGCAGTGATCGCGGCCGTGTTAGTGATGGAGTTTTTAACCGCCTGTAGCTCGGGCGGCTATGTACAGCTAGGCTGGATTCCAGTCACGCAAGTTGATGACCACCACGGGCACGACGCGAACAAACCGGAGACTAAGCGATATTAACCCCTTGGAGCGACAGCGACAGTGAAGCTGCGAGGGATGCCGCGCTTGTACAGGCGGCTTTTTATGGAGAAGGTTATGGAAGAACGACGAAACGCAGGAGTATTCGAGTTAAGACCGCACATGCGGCTATTTAGAATTCCCGGCTGGCTGCGCATGGCGACACTACTTACGATTGCGGTAGCCTTTTTAGTCTCAGGCAAATACACCTGCGATTGGGTGATGTCAGAATGGCAGCGTGTAAAGCAAGCGCAGATTGAGCGGTGGATTGAGGAAGACTTGCAGCGCCGTGAGGTAACGGTGAGCGGCCGAGATGTGAAGCTAACAGAGGTTCAGAGTAAGGATCTCGTACATGTCGCCGAAAGGCTTGCCCTGCAGCACGAGGCATGCCGCCGCGACATTGAAGAGCTTAAGAATTATATCTCTGCGTTCTGATCTGTCGGCACGAGTAGATACGGGGCGGCACGTGTCCCGTGGTTGCGCGTATTTTTTGGAATAATGTTCTTTTTTGGAGTTAGTATGCATTTTTTATGCTACAACACGCGAGGCTCATATGAGACACGCATACGCCGGGCTTTCTGGCCCCGACCTTGAAAAAATGGGTATCGTTTTAGACCAAGGGATCAAATTCCTTGAGTCGCTGCAGACCGCCGCCGCAGCCTTCCGGGCGGGAATACACGAGCTTGAGCGCTATCGAGAGTCGATAGCCAGTGGAACAATCAATCTAGACTGGAATGAAGCCTTGAAAAAACTCGCGGAAACAGACCCGGCCGTATACACCGCTTGCCAAGGGGCCGAGCTAGTCAAATTCGACATGGGACGGCTGGATCTTAGAGCAAGCGGTCAGCAGTACAGCACGCTCTCAATCTTTCGCTCGCGGCTTGAGGCGTTTCTTCGCGAACAATTCGGCGCATCCTTCAAAGTTCGTATAAAAACACAAAATTAGTTATTGCAGAAAAGTAGGCAAATGGTTTATAAGGTTTTTACGTCATTTTAAGTTCATCAGTTTTCTAGCGACTGCGAACCTAAAATTGATCTGAAACCGACAGCCTGGCGCATAAAAAAAGGGGCTTATTTCTAAGCCCCAAAGTGCGCAGGCTCGCTGAATGAGTGACCATTCATGAGTGCACAAGAAGATAATACACCAAAAAACACACCGCTTACAACTGTTTTACTGCCCGCAAGCCTTTTTTCGTGGCCTGAAGTTCAGGCAGTTGTAACGGAACATAAAGCACTTGCATACGCCCTTCTTTCTCCTTTACTGCTTTTAATCGGTGAGCGAGGCGGAGAGGCTTCAGCGCTAACCATTAGCGCACTTGGGAAGGTTCTCGGAATCCCGAACGTTTTAGAAATCGTCGACGCATTTATCGAGACCGGGATTCTCTATAGACACAACGATCAAATCCGCTCTCGGATTATCGATGACAATATCCGGCAGATCCTAGCTAAACGGAATGACTGGGCTGAACAAAAACGGGTAGTTAGGTCAAATGTCCATACGGACTCCGTGAGTATCTGTGCGGAGTCCAACGGACTCCGCGAGATTCTACCTGTGTCTAGAACCAGAACCAGAACCAGAACCAGAAATATAGAACCAGAACCAGAACCAGAACTAGAACCAGAACTAGAACCAAAACCAGAACCAGAACCAAAACCAGAACCGGAAGGGGGGGGATGCAATGCGCAGGAAACCTTACCGCACGCCAAAATACCAAAACCGCCACCGGGTTTCCGCGAAGGCTGCAAGCCTTGGGGACACTACCAACACGTATGGCTTACCGACGCTGAACGCGCCGAATTAATTGAGAAATTTGGGCTATCCTCATACCAGAGTTGCGTTATCGGTCTCGATACCGGCATCGAAAATAAACAAAAAAAATACTTAGGCTACGTGAACCATTGCGCATGCATACGCAACTGGTGCGTGAAAGATCAGAAGCAATTTAACAGCAGCGCTGAGCTGACACGGATTCGAGCGGATATCATGCGGAGATAGTTAAAAATGGAAGATCGAAAAAGACCAACGAAGGATGAAAGAGAGCGATTTTTAAAGGGAGTGCGCCCTGACTTAGTGAATATCGCGGAAGCACAGGAAATGCCCGCTCACCTTCAGCCGCGCGTCGTTAAGGCGCAAGATCTCGATGGTGATGTTTTCTTAATCGCAAATCCGCTTCATTGGGCGTACTACGAGGACGTTTCGGGCGAGCGATTTTACAAGGTTCCAAGATCGAAGATGATCGCGCCATACAGCCGCAGTGCCGCAGTTCAAATTTATTCAGAATTAATTTAATGAGGATTTTATGGGCGCGCCTATAAAGAAATTTTGGGAGAAGGGAAATGAAATCGCAATTTGGAAAGACGAAAAATACGGCTATACGGCAAGTTATCGAAAAACATACAAAGATAAAAATACCGGCGAATACAAAACAAGCGCTAAATTATTTAGATCCGATTTAGAGAATCTACGCACTTGTATTAATAAGGCGCTCGCGTGGTGGGAATCTGAACCGAAAGACGATGCGGAAAGAAAATCAGCGCCGGAGCCGAAGCACGAGCCACAGGCGTTTGATGACTCGGACATTCCATTTTAACCATCATGAACTTAATTGACTGCCTCCACGATGTGCCAGCGGCGACGAAAGCCGCGTTTCTCGCATATCACAAGTCTAATCCCGAAGTGTGGCGCGAGTTCGAGCGCTTTGCATTGGAAGCTGCGAACAAGCGCAAACACTATGGAGCGAAGTCGATCATGGAGCGCGTCAGATGGGAGAGCGAGATCGCGTACGGCAAAGATTTTAAAGCGAATAATAATTTTACAGCATATTACAGTCGCATATTCGCCGCGAAATATCCTTTATTCGATCTATTTGAATTCCGAAAGCTAAAAGGACTTAAGGCAGCATGACACGCGAAGCGTTAATAGAAATCATCGCCGACTGCCGCGCTCGCTTACTGCGCGGGTATTCGGGCGCACCGATGCGGTATTTGCCTGAGCATGAGGATCTCTGGGCGCAGGACATTAGAGATTTTATAGATTTTTGTTTGCGGTGTTTACCTTTAGCGGCAGAGGGCTATGTAAATGGACGAGCTGGATCAGATTCTCTTGGAAATGATCGAGGAAGAGAAGCGTAGTGTGCAAATGATAGGTTTTTGCTTTGTGCTGTTATCACTTTTAATTTTGGGGGTGACTATATGGATCTTTCTTCTGCAGTAATTTTCGGCGCGCTGATTGTGTCAGCGCCATCAGCAGTAGCGGTTATTGTCTCTATTCTCGCAGCGCGCCGTGAGCGCATAAAAGCAAAGTACTTAAAGGAACGGCTTGATAGCGCGATCCTCAGTATGCGGAGCGAGTCGGACATGCAGCGCGAATTTAACGAGAAGGTACAATGATGAAACATAACTTTGAACCACATAACGCCGGGCGCAGGATTCTGCCGCTAGAATCATCATTAGAGCTAATCAAAAAAGAGCAGTTTTGTGAGGGCTTCGCGCTTGCATTTACCATGTGCGAACAGCCGCATATGTTAATGGATGCGAAACTCGAAGCTGCACTGAAAGAGCAACCGAGCGACCGCGCCAAGCGCTTAGCTGAAGTTGCGTATCGAATCGCGCAGGGGCGGCTGAAATGAGCGTCAAAAAACGACTGGCATTAAAACGCGTGACAATCTCTCGCGGGTCAGACGCCGGATTATACTTAGATGCCGATGGGAATTTTTTTATCGCCGACCCCGGGCAAACTGTTTTCCATGCCGAACGCTCCATGATTACCGATAGCCTTGAAAGTTTTTGCTCCGCAGCCATTGCGCTGAAAATCAACTGTAAATATCTGCTCAATATACTTCTTATTTATTCACACGATCGAGAATTTTGCTTTCCTATCATGCGCAATCGTTTACGAATGTGATGACTAGCTTCGTACAAGGCTTCTGGTGCGGCTTCGTCTCGGTGCTCTTGATGTGCATCGGGCTTGCGCTGTTTGCGTTTGCGCAGGTGACGTTTGTGCACGCACGAGGGCACGACGGTTTTACTCGTGCGGGGGCTAAAAAGCTAGTCGCGGACATTGAGGCTAGATTCGATACTTTCGGTATGCCGCTCGGGCCGACAAAGCTAATTAGCGTTCATAATCCGTTTAGACGCTATCAAAATCTATCGCAGCGTCAGCCGCTTGCATTTCATTGGCGCGCATGGTTTGCGAGACGCCACATAAGAAGCGCCGGCATGGCAATCGTCCCCGCGCTCGATGGCTATATGGCGGGCTTTTCATTTCGCGGCTGTCGCGGCAAAGGCTATGCAGCTGTGCATCCTAAAAACGATTTAGGGCAGGATCGATATGAGCATTCGATTATAGCAATTATGCATGAATTGGGTCGGGCGCGGTTTGGACTACGGACCGACGACTCGGAGCCTAACATCATGATGAGCGCGCCACTTCCGCTGGTGGGGGTGGAGGAGCTTTTGTTTTTGAAGGGAGGGGGGTGCAGATGACACACAAAGAGCTGTTCGAGGCGCTGCTGGCGGGGAAGAAGGTTACGGGCATTGACTGGATTAAATACTATATAATGCTAAACGATTGTGGAAGTCTCGTAGATGCTGATGGGGTACGGCTGAAAGGCATTTATGTAGAAGATGTTAGCGACTTTAAGATCTACCAAGAGCCGGAAAAGTGTTTTGAGTGGATGATCAAGAGGGGGAAGCGTGAAGAAAGTAAAAAGTAGCTTTGTTGGAATCTACGATCTGGGATTTTCAAAAAGATAGGATTATAAAATGAAAATATTGATCGCGCTTTTTCTTTTCGCAGCGACAGCATTTGCGGCGGATCGTCCGATTTTTCCAGGCGCGGAGGGGTACGGGAGCAGAACCGTCGGGGGGAGCGGTCGTCACTTGTCCCCGCCAAATACTAAAATATTCGTAGTTAACAATCTAGAGAATAATGGTCCCGGCTCCCTCCGTGAATGCGCCGAGGCTTCGATGCCGAGGACGTGCGTTTTTGAAGTGGGCGGTGTTATTTGGAGTCAACTACCGATTAAAATTACGAAACCCTATTTAAGTATTTGGGGCGAAACAGCACCAGAACCGGGCATAATCATCAGAGGTAGCGGCATATCTATAGAGGCTTCTCATATCCTTTTGCGGCATTTGAAAATAAGGCCGGGCGACGATCCGCGTTCCGTTTGTTGTAAGGCGGGAACATGTACGCCGGATGTCCAACAGAGCTGCACATCTGATCCGGGGTCGAGAGACGGTACAAACATATGGGCAACAAACAATGGAATCGAAAATGTGGTTGAGGATCACTTAAGTATTGAATGGGCGCTGGATGAAGGCTTGTCAATTGCCCCTGATTCGTATGAGGTGCGTAATGTTACAATATCTAATTCTATTATTGCTTCTGGCCTTGACTTGTCTATACATCCGGAAGCTTCATCATCAACTGATCCAGGTCACTCAAAAGGTACGCTTATCAACGGCAGAAAAAGTGTGCAGGGCCTTTCTTATATTAGAAATGTTCTTGCTCATAATGCTGATCGTAATATTCGTATCAGCGTTCCCGTTAGAATGGAGTACATAAATAATGTTGTTTATAATTGGGCGCGCGGTAAAGGCGTAGGCCGCACAATTGAGGCGCATAACAGTTCAAGTAATACGCAGTTTATTGATCTCATCGGCAACACTTATATTCCTGGCCCTGATACGTTCTGTCCTGAAACAATGAACAGGCCGGACCTTTGCAATCCGCTACCTAACCGCACTGATACACCGGAAGCTCGAAAGAAAATGCATTACATTATCCGGCCGGGTAATGGCGGTACGTCTGCGAATTCGCCCAATAGCCGTTACTTTTTTGCGAACAACTTGGGGCCGACCTCCGCTGGCGATGATTGGGATATCGCGGATAACGGATTCTTTAAATCTAGTGCACGTGCCGAGCTTTTATATCCGCAGAACCGCGCCAGCGCCCCCGTTGCGGAATCGGGCTTAGTGATCTTTGCAGGCGATCCCTTAAAGACTTCCGGCGCGCGCACCTTCGAGTCGCGTGATTCCGTTGATGCCAAAATTATAGAAGATATCAAGACTGGCACCGGCAGAATAATTAACTGCGTGGCTGATGATGGCACTTCGCGTTGTGTTCTTAACGCCGGGGGGTGGCCGATCTCCGGAGTCTCGCATAGACCCCTTAATATTCCCGCAAACCCGATGGGGGATGACGACGGAGACGGTTATACAAACCTAGAAAATTGGGCGTTCACTTTCTCCGAAGGTGGCTCAACGCCTACGCCAACGATCCCAACTACTACCACCACTAGTACTGTAACAACGACAACCTTTAGCTGTGATCTAGCTGACCTCTGCAAAGAGACTTGCCGTAACTGCTACGTCACTACCACAACGCGCACAACGACGACGCGGACGACGACAACAAAAACTAGTACTACGAAGACATCGACCACGAGCACCAGCACTGTAACAACCACAACGCTTCCAGTGAGTGAATGTCAAACAGCATTAAATACTTGCGCGGGTAAGTGCGAAGATTGTTTGCGACTTACGAAAGGTTTGATCTCTGCTTATCCCGGCTCGCAGTTGTGGCCGTGTGAGCAGCAGCTTCAGGTATGCAAAATGAAACTTTGTGAAAATTGTAGGTGAAAGAGGGCAAAGTAACGGAAATTGTGCAATGTGTTGTGGTAAAATCAGTTTAGGGAGAGTAGGCAGGAAGGAATTTATACCGATGGTGCTGAAAGTCGGAGTCTAACAAATAAATTGTGCCTTGACCTTCAATACGAGTACGCACCATCGGTCACGGTTTGCGCGAATGAATAGCGGAATGCCAACGGCTTGGTAACCCGGTTCGCTATTTAAGAGCGCTAAGGAGGTTGTTGCAGCATGGACATATCCTCATATGTTCCGCGCTCGACATAATAGGTTGTTGCCACCTGCTTCAACCTCCCGCCTTAGCGTTTTGAGAGGATGAGATGGTAGCCCACGATCCACGAAACAATCGCCCCGCATTCCGCGATGCCTCTATACAAGAGAAAGAGTACACGCAGATGCAGCTAAAGACAGCGTTTAAGATTGCGTTCAAATTTGGCCGACTCACCGGAGATGGCGGTCCGTGGGAAGATGCGCTCTTGAAACAGCACAATAGCGCAGCGCTTGATGCGGAGGCTGAGAGAGCGTTTACATACATTACGAATGGGGGGAAATGATATACGCATTTGATTATTTAGGCGGCGCGATGTTTGGCCGCGAGATCCTAAAGGCTCATCCTTCAAATTATGGTGCTGGCTTCTTCGCGGATACTTTCGGTGACTGCTTCCCAGTAGCAAAACGCTTAGCAGCATCGAGAAAATGCCCGCTAATTCGGATTCATGGGCCGTGGACAAATCATCTCTATAGCCCGAGCCGTCACGATGCCGCGATCTTCAAAGCGTTTAACCGTACAAAGAAATTAGCGGCACTCTTTCCTTCGGTGCGCTTTCAATTCTCGCCCGTCTGCGAGTCGAGTGCTCGCGGCACCAATTGGCAGCAGCTATTTAAGCGCTTAATACGAGACGCGGGGCCGGTTGAGATTATTTGCTCTATCTGGCGCGGTGAAGCGGTAAGTGGCGTAAAATTAGAGGTGCATGGCAAGGAGCGCGCACCCGGCAAGCCGTATCAATATAGCTACGACGGCACAAGCGCCGTGGATTCCGATATTGAAAGCGATAAGCGTAAGCACTCACGCGCTGATGTGTTTTTTTTCTGGCATCCATCCTTTAATCTTAAATATAAGACTGAGCTATCAGGCGATGAAGCGGCGCACATAAAGCGGAACGATACGGCAGCACCTACGCGCCGAAACTGTAAGCCGACGCCCGAGCTAATAAAGAGCCTTGCGGCGCTTGCGGATGATAAGGGCAACACCTCGCTTAAAGCTCGCAATCTCTACAAGTCACATAGTGATAGGCATCAAACGCCACCCGAGAAGCGCGCTTATAAGCCTGTGCTCATCTCACCTATCAAAGCCGAGTGCGCCACACTCGGGAATACTCGAAGCGAAAAGCGCGAGCCGTATAAAGACGGGCGCTATCGCTATTATTTTTCTAAGTACGGCTATCAACTCGGGCGCGGCGCGCTGCGTGTCGGAAGCACCGAGGTCGGATTTGTAAACGGGGCGTTTAGAGAGGGCGATTTTCGGTGAGCTTCTCCAAGTACCGCGCAAAGCGCACCGAGATAGACGGTAAAGTGTTCCATTCGGGGAAAGAAGCCCGCCGCTATGCTGAGCTTAAAACGCTTGAACGCGCCGGATATATTTCCGGCTTAGAGCTGCAGCCGAAGCTACCTATCGAAATCTGCGGCGAGCATCTCTGCAACTACATCGCAGATTTTAAGTACTGGGAAGATGGAACGCTTGTCATCGAAGACGTGAAAGGCGTTCGCACTCCGACGTTCAATCTCAAATGGAAGGCTGTACAAATTCAGTATAGAGGGAAAGCAGAATTTAGGATCACATGACAGCAAAAGGGCAGCGCCGTTACGGTTATCTTGCGCCTCGGCCGAATAAGCATTTGGTCGGTAAGGTTCGCTGCTTAGAAGATATCTGCAGCGTTATTGAATGGAATGAAAAAAATGACCGGTGGGAACCGGAGCAGAATTTGTTAGCGCATGTACTATGGCGCGCAATTAAAGATATCACAGAACCTTATACCGAGCGCTGGAAAATACGAGAACGCGATGCGGAAATCTGGTTTCCAATTCTTGAGCGCTGGAAGGCGTCAGGATTAAGTAAAAAGCGCTTCTGCCTTGAAAACAAAATATGCGACAAATCATTCTACCTATGGGCCTACCGTCTAGGCATGGAGGGTAAGCGCAAATTCACATCCTCGCCGCTCTATAATGACTGGGTGTCAGATGCCTACGAGTGGATCTTTAGTGAATCGGAGGAACCCTGGTCGATTCGCTGGTTGTGCGAGCAGCTTAGTGAATCGCCGGATTCGCTACTTCGTAAAATCCGCGAAGAGGTACCCGACGATATCCTAAGCGATGAGCCTAGGCTCGATATCACCTAGAGCCTAGCGGCTGGCTCCTAGCAAGCACATAAGTGCCGAGCGCTTGCGAGCCGAGATCCACGCCTAACGGTATCGGCAGATCCGGCAGTGGCACCCCGAACAGCGCAAGCACCGTGCGCGCTATGGGCCATAAAATAAGGAAAACCCCGATCCAGCTCTTCACCTTGTCTGCATCATTTCCCATCTTATCCCTCCTATAAATTCTGGAATACGTGCGGCGCAAACGCTTTTAAGCCCGTAAGCCATAGAGTAATGACGCCGAATACCGCGCTCATCACATAAACTACCCGCGTGTAGGCGCGCCCTATAGAGTCGAGCGCTTCGGTCGGGACGCGCTTATCACTTAGTGCGGCGCTTAGAAGATTTTCCCTCAATAGCTTCACTTCAGTTGCGATCGAATACAGTTCCCTTAACCCGCGTGCTGATTCCGCGATCTCTGTTAAGATGCGCTCTAACTCCGTTAGCTTCGCACCGTGACGCGCTAGTTCCGCCGAGAAAATCTCATAACCGTTACCGTTTACTTTTTCCATCATTACATTATAGCACATCCTCGATTGTTAGTTTTACTTCGAGCACGTCGCGGAATAGTCGCCGCAGCGATGTCATCGCCTTGCGACTTTTCAGCACCGCCTTCTTTCCGTTCAGTATCCCCACACAGATCCCCAACAGAATACAGCCGCGAGTATCACGATGAGTATTACCAGCGTGAATAATAATACCCGACCGCCCCGGAACATCTTGTAGCCGCCAAGTGAGCCCATGGCGCTTCGAAGTAAACCGCTTACAAGTGTAAGTGCCGACCGGGATACAGGATTTATTCTTTTGGTTTTCTCTGTAGGACAATTCGAGTGTATAGAATTCGACGTTATTGCCGCAGTAGAGCCGCCCGAGGGTTTCCGTTTCGGTTTCTTCATAACGAATTAGCCTCCACACTAGGCCGCCTCATACCACCCGGCCACTTTAAAGCTGCGCGATGCTCCCGCACTCCAGTTAGCGCCATCGTAGCGATATACGTCTACGGTCGTAGTCGATGACGCAACACCGAGCGCGCCAATAATACCCGCGCCATCTACTGCGCTACCTGCAAAAGTGTAGTTGGTATCAACAGCCGTCACTGGTAGCGTAAACGTGAGACGCGGATCGACAACGCCCCCGACGGTGCCCGATGCTGCGCAAGTGAAATAGACAAGCTTTCCCGAACGCACGAATTTAGAGTATGCGATCGAGGTGCTTGTATACGTCTGCGCCGCACCGCCCCCTAATGTCGGGGTCCATGATACCGGCTTATTCGCCTGATTGAGCAACAGAAACTGCGTGCCATCATAGATAACATCATAGACGCCGTTTGCTACGATCTCACCACCCGACATAGCGATCGAATTGTCATACGTGCGAATATTTTTAGCGCCTAAGCTGTTCGCATTGATGGTAGTTGCGCCCGTGTTAGTGTTACCGGCGATAAAGCGGATCATCATTCCTGCAGCGTAAGCCGTAGGCGCTGGCGAAAGCGTTACGGTTTGCGCGTTCGCTGTGCCGCCTGAGGTGCTGCCCCAGTAGGTAGACTTCCACCATGTAAGATGAGCGCTCGGGGTATTTGTGGAATCTTTAGTTAAGCAGGTATTGATACCTGTAGCGATATCCTGATCGTGCGTATCCATGCGCGTCGGATCGATGTCAACGCCCGCGCCGTAATCCTGCGCCCAAACGGTCGCGCCGGTGTATACTCCGTTTGTCCTTGTAAATGTTCCACCTGACCAAGCCATTTTATTCTCCTAACCCGCCACTAACCGCCGCACCCTGCGCACTCGTGAGCGCGCTTTGTAAAAACTTTTTATCGGACAGAGCAACGCCCAAATCCTCTATAAGCGTGATGATATCGCCCTGATTCGCCCGCCGAAGGAGTCGTGCCGCGTATTTGGGGTCCATAGCAACCTTCAAAATCGCCTCATTCATAATCAACTCGGCTTGCTTCGGATTGGTAACGTGATTGCGGAGCGTCCTTAGCACGCCGCCGACACCTGGCACATTATCGAGCGCGCCTTCAAGCGCGAATTTCTTTAGGGCGTCGATATTGGTTAGCGACTGCGCCGTAATTGAATTCCCTCGTGACGCTGCGCCGCCTAGCTCTTTAATCGTCGCTTCTCTTGTCAGCACTGATTCTATGCGATTAAGATCGCGTAAATGCTTAGGCTCAAAGAAGGTTTTAATAACTCTATTGTTTTTTGATAGCGCGCTTTGAGTCGCCGCTAGTGTAGGCCGCCCCGTGGCGCTCGTCATATCCCATCTGATTTTATCGAATAAATTTGCGCGCAGTTCCTTTATCTCAGTTGGAGAAAGAGATTTGCGGATAGTTTTCAGTGTATCGGTCGAAGCGCTCATCAGCTTTTTAGGCAAAAACTCTGCTTCTGTGCGCCCCTGTATAATAGAGCCGCCAATAACCGGCGATTCCTCTAAGGCTACTACCTCTTTTTTCCAAAAGTTATTCGCTTTTTTCCATCGCGCGGCTTGCTCCTCTGTGAATCCGATACCTTTTTTCGCTGCGCTTGCGACAGTGGAATCAATCGACTGAACAAATTGCTTCAATACGCGCGCATCCCTCTTGCGCCCTGCCGCCTGTAATTCTTCGGCTAGTTCCTGCGCATCGCTTCGTGCCCTTCTGAGCTTCTCAAAGGTAAACTTGGTCGCGCCTTGCCCTTTCGGCTTAGCGTCAGTTAAAAAGTTGCGAATAAATTCACGCGCCTTGCTATTAGCTGAGAGATACGATCCAACCTCGGGATTACCTAGCTGACTTGCTTCTGCCTTTAGCCGCCTTGCTATTCCCTGAACGGGGATCGCCGTAGTGCCCTCGGGATCGATGGCGTCAAATAATTTACCGCCCGCATCACGAGCGCTGAAATATTTATCACTTACCTTGCTTGCGACTTTTTCGCCTAGCTGCTGCTCTGGGATGGTTGGTCGTTCAGTAATATTATCAAGCGTTTGAGTAAAAGCGCCGCGCTTCTGCGCCTCAAGCGCCGCAGCTTCTCCAGGATTTGCGCGCATTGCTGTACTTTCCAAGCTACTTAAACGCGGATTCGCTGTTAGCTCTGCAGTAGTAGATGCACGATCGAATAGATCGCCCGATGTCTTAACAGCCGCCGCGCGCTCTAACTCGGGAAGCGTTACGCCCGTGCCCTTAACTACTTGCCCGACTTTACCTTCTATTTGCGAGGGTAGAACATTAAGCGCGCCTTTGATTGAATTGAATCCACCCTTTACAATTTGTGGCAAAGAGGGAGCGCCGACGCTTGCGACTAGATCGAGTGTATCGCTTTCCGGCGCAACCTCGCGCGCAAGCGTATGCCCACCTGCTCCGAGTAATGCGGCACCTAATTTAGTGGCAAGCGTTCCCGGCCCGCCGAGCGCCGCCGGTGCGAATTCGCCAACACTTCTTAGAAAATGCTCGCCCATTCCCTGCGGCTTATCAGCTAATAATTCAGGAACCGCCGTACCAACAGCATCGGGATTATTAACCAGCTCTTGCATCGACTTCGTGTAGTATCCGAACGGCTTATTGAGATCGAGATCCTGCAGCTGCTTCTCTGCGAGATCGCCAACCATAGGCAGATACTTTGTGCCTTTCATCGCGGCGGTTACGGCATCAGTCACCAGACCGCCAAGCCCTGCACTGCCTTCGATAGTTCCGGCAAGCGCTTGCTTTAGGCCGGATACGATCGGACTATCGGCGCTCTGTGTTTTCCGGGCGAGGTATCCTTGAATCTCTTCATCAGAAAACCCCGCCTGTTTTAGTTCGTCGGGTGTCATCTTCGCACCCTCGCTTCGTATTGCTCGGGCGTTTCGCCTGGCTGGCGCGGAGGCGGGGTTATATCTTGTGCTCTTGTAATTTCCTTATCTAAATCTTCATATATACTCGCTATATTCCCTGTCTGTAGTCTCTGCCCAAACTCCATCCGACTTTTAGTTCGCCGAGCGCCCGATGCTACTAACTTATCGAGTAGTCGTGCTACTTGCTGCGGCGTTCCAGTTATGTCACCAGCTATCATATTATCATATAGCTTTATCTCACTCTCATTTAAAGCCGCGCCGGATCTCAATCTTGCCAATAAATCTTTATTATTATTAACTAAGATTCCGATGCCCTCTTTGTCGAAGTAAGTGAAATTTTTTGCTAACTGAAATTTACCCCACGTTTCCCACGAATCAGCGCCGCTTTCTTTCAGCTTATCCGACAAGAAGGTTAACTCACTTCTCTGAGCAGTTTCTTCGGCTGCTTTATCAAGTACCTGTTTAGTAAACATCTCATATGGATTAGTTTCGCCGGTAGTGACGCTGACCTTGGTTCCCGCAGGATTATACTTGCCGCGAATCTTGGTTTCCTCTTCAAATACCGGCAACATTCCCATACGCTTTGCGATCGCTGTTTCGATATCCATCTGCGCCTTTTGCTGCGCCTCTGCCGCCTTCGCCGCTTGCTCGCGCTGCTGCAGTTCGATAGCCATATTTGCGCTTGAAAGCCGTCGCTCTCGCGCGATAATTTCAGAGCGCGCCTCGGGCGTGCCCGCTGTCAATAATTCCTTAGCGAGCTTATCGTATAAACTATTTGCGGAATCGGTCTGCCCCTTCGCAACGCTACCAAGTAATGCCGCCAACAAACTCGCGCCGACAGTCGAGGCAAAGTTGCGGCCGGGGCTTGAAAATGGCGAAGCGAGGGTAGGAATAGCACCCGCTAGACTCATTGCGCCGATACCGAAAGGATTCTCTTTCATACTGTAGCGGCTTGATAAGATCGCAGCGTAAGGATCGGTCTGTATCTTATCCTCGCCGCCGCCGCTTAGCACTGATTTTAGGAGTAACTCGTTAATATCCATTATTTGCCTAATGTTGAGCCTATGATGGCAGCGCCTACACCTTGACCAATGCCAGCCGCCGCACCGCCTAGCACGCCTTGATTCGGCTGGCTCGGATAGCCGTTCAAGCCCTGAAGCGCTGCCTGGTCATAAATGCCTTGCCGCTGTAGCGCCATCTGCTGATCAAATGTTAGCCCGTGATATGGCGCGAACTTCTGATTAGCCTGCTGCTGCAGCGCATATTTCTGCTGCTGCGCCGCTAGTTGCTTCTGCCGCTCGAATGCCTTTTGCGCCTCAGTTGATTCAAAGCCCTGCTGCTGCCCGAGCATCGACTGGTGCAAGCCGCCCTGATAGTAAGGATTAAGCGCGCCCAGAGTATTAAGCATATAGTTCGAGCGATTAAGTAGATCCTGATAGCCGAACTGCCGATTAGTATCAGCTTGCCCGAACATTTGGGCTTGCTCGCCTTGCCCAAACTGGAACGCCTGATTTTGTGCGTTCTGATACGCCTGATTCTGTTGACTCTTCATCTGGTCATACTGCTGCGCATAGAGCTTTGAGCCTTCGGGGATGCCTTGCTCTGCCATACGGCTACGAAACATCTGCTCTTCCTGGCCGAACCTTTTATCTAGCTCTTGCCTTTGCGGCTCATAAACAGATTGATACGCTTTCTGCCGCATCTCTTCGTAGTTGCCGGGCATTACCGCATCATACTGCGGCATCTGTCCGTTAATATTCGGCAGCAAGTTATTAATCGCGCCGTAAGCGCCTTGCGTCACATCCTGAAAGCCCTGCGCGGTCTGATCGGGAGTGCCGCCGGAGGTGGTCGGATCGGTGCCGAGAGCTCCGAGAGCCTTTAAGCGTGCCTCGGCCTTCGGTGCGTTGCCTGCGCCCTTTTTGCTAACAATCGCCTGAAGCTTTTGGATCTCTTGATTCTTAGCCTTTTCGCCAGTCGGCGCTTTCCAATTCGCGCCAGTATCAGGCGCGCCGTAGATCATCGGATCTGTATGTAGTGCTCCCTTCTTATTCTTGGTCATTATGTCATGCTCCCTGCTTCGTAACCGATATCGAACGCTGAAAACTCTAACGGGGCACCGCTCACAGTGCCTTCAATAACAAGCGATCCGCTGTGCCCCTGGCCGCTTAATCCATATGTGTCATAAAGGTACTCTGCCGAGCTGCTCCAAGCAGAATACCAAGCCGAATACCACGGCGTAGAAACACCGCCAGTTAGATTGATCGTTGACGTCTGCCCTGTGTCCCTAAAATCTGTATTCATCGCATAACTTAGCGATGTGCCGCGCTTGCCGTACATAAGCGGCCTAAATTTGTGAAAGCGCTTATAGCGATTGCGCGCGCCGAAAAATGACCAAGGCCCCTTAATCCGAAACGGGATCGGATCGCCGTTATCGTACTTGTTAGCCTCTGCCTTATAAATCTTTCCAGCCGTGCCGCCCATGTAGGGATACCCGTTAAAGATCGTGATCGAGACGGGCGAATCTGCAGCGTACTCATATGTGCACCAGCCGCCAGTATCTAGATTGCACACTAGATACATGACCGTAGAGCCTGAGGTGGGTATTGAGATATACACACGCCCGCCGCCGCCCCAATAGGTGCCGCGCCACAAGTGCGAGTATGGCGTGATTACAGCTTTTTCGGCGATGAGCGGATTGACCTTGTAGCCAACAGAATCAAGCGCCCGCTGAGTGCCGCCTGAAAAAAGGCCCGATACTGGAATAATGCCTGATTCGGTGATGATCCAGATATCATTCTCTACTCGCACGAATGAGTTGTAGCCTAGGGGCTTCGGTATTACGTACCGCGCCGCAAGCTGCCATATCGTTGACGGATCTATTCCGGCATAGAAAAGGAGCTCACCCTCTGAGCTTGCGAACATAAATAGATCGGTTGTCGTTTCGCCTAAGCGATCCGTATATGATCCGGCAAAGAGAAGAAAACCACCGAGCCGCAGATAATACGACAGGTCAAACTCAACCAGCGCGCCCGAGGTAGATTTTGCCGTTTCGTGATACCAAGCGGAGGCGGTATCAACCTCTACAAACCATAGATGCTCTTTGTAGGACGAAACATTTATAAGGTCCGACTCTGCAACGCCGGTGAAGTTGCAATCTGAGACGGTCGTTCCATTATAGATCTGTGCGGTGTCGGTTCCGTTGCACAAATATAAGTTATGTCCGAATATGTCGCCCTGCCAATCGTTTAACGTGGGAACCGTGCCGCCTGTAATATTAGACGCGGTGCCGGTGCTTACCTCCATTATTTTATTATTCACGCATGCGACTACTTTTGTAGTACCGCTTGCGAGCGGTAGGGTGAACATGCTGCGCACATTGGCCGATTGGCCGGTAGAGCAGAAGAGATCGAGGCCGCCGCGCAGCTTTGCCTTTTGCCCAGTGGGAAAAATATTCTTTAGCTCTCTTGCGTCGTTTTCGGGAAGCGCATCAATAGGATCGATTAAGTTAAGTGATCCGGATGGTGCCTGTAATGTGTAGTGCTGCGCCTCCATCAGCTCCACCAGTTACCAGACTTCGGTTTATCCTTCTTAAGCGCCTGTTGTAATATCCCGGTAAGGTTAGCGCTCTGCTGCGGCGTTAGTTGATTTTCAACGCTCGGGGCCGCTACCTGCGGCGTGACCGCTTGCGGCGGCTGCATAGGTGCTGCCGGGCTTCCTCCAACCTTTGCCCAGTCTACATCAACAGTTCCGTGATGTTCCCGCACTGCGTTTGCTGCGAGTGCTTGGCGTGCAAGCTCAAGCCGATCAGCGAGTGAAGCGCCTTGCCCTGCTTTCTCGATTACGGATGAATAGCCTACGATATCTTCGGGCGTTAAATCGCCTTCATTGCGTGAGCGCGCAAACTGTACGTTAGAGTGCCGCCCGGCTGCTTTGTTCGCTTCTTCTATGGCGATAAGCTCTTCCATAGAGCGGCCCTTGCTGAAATTGGACGCTTCAAGGAGCGGCTCAAGCCCCGTATAGCCCTGGTCTGCAAGATTTTGCAGCCTATTATGTTCAGTTTTGAACATATTTTTATCGCCGAAGTTACCGAACGCGCCTAATAGACCGCCTAATCCAGCGCCTATGGCAGTTCCGACGCCCGGCAAGAAATAGGTTCCAATCCCGGCACCCCCAAGCGCGCCCTGAGCTGCGCCGCGTGTGCCGTGACGCTTTTTAAGGAGTGATTCACCGAGGATCGCAGCACCAAGGATCGGCGCAATTGCGTTGCCAGCCGAGCCGAAGCCTTCAAGGCTGAAAGCGCCAGGGGCCGCCGCTGCGCTGGATGCTTCTGTAGCTGGCGTAATTTCTGCGAGCGTCATGGGAGCGCCGCCCGCCTCCATTGCCGCTGCATTATATGCAGCATTAGCGGCTGGAGTAGTTAATACGGGCGCAAGCGCCTGAGTACCGGTTGATGTTGTTGCAGCACCTACGGCTTCACCGATCGTTTTTGCTCCCTCTTTGACAAGCGCTTTCTTGGCTTCACCGCCAAAAATAGGCGCAAGCTTTTCAATCAGATGCTTGCCGCCGATAACACCCGCCGGTAGCCCGAGAATGGCACCCCATTGCTGCTTTTCTTGGTCCTTCGCAAGATCCTTTTGGATATCGTACTGAGAGGGCAGCCCATTAGGAAAAGCACGCTTAAACGCCTCGGGCGCTGGTACGCCCTGCGCTGTAAGCTCAAAGTACATCTGCGCCTGCTTTCTAGTATCGATCACCTAAAGCCCCCAAAAATAACGCGCCCCGCCTCTGCAGCCATAAAAGGGCCGCCATCCTCAACTAGTGAAAAGCTGCGCCCCGGTCGAGCCTTGCAGAATTCAGCCTCCAACTGATCATCAAAGAGCGCATCAACATTAAGGCTCTTGATTGTGGCAAAGCGTTCAAGCATGCCCTGCTCTAGGATGCGGCTTGAAAATATTGGCTCGTCGGTATCAGCCAAAAACGTCAGATACGTGCCGCTATAATATTGCCAGGTAACAGTTCCATCGCTTGCGGTGCTTGAGGTATGCGTCGGACTCGTAGCGCCCGTTACGCCGCTTGTAGTAGCAAGGTAGTAGTTGCCGTTATAGAAAATATAATCGCCGGCAGTGATAGAGATTCCCGATGCATGCGTCTGCGGTCTTACATACCGCGCCGATACATACTCGAATTGGATTGTGGTCGTTGCGGAAGGCGTAGGATATATGAGTACAGTCTGATCAGTAACACCATTGATAGTGAAACGATCGTAGGGCGTGGCTGTGATTCCATACCCTCTAATAGCGGCATACTCAATCTCTGACATCGGCCCCATAAAAGGCCAACGTCTGCCGCCATTCCACCAAGTATCGAAATGATAGCGCGAGAAATCGCCCGGCAATGCAAAGCGATTATCACTTGCCGAGAGTGATTCAGTGTGACTTTTCCATAGCGCGGGCCACGGATAGCGATCACCCATTTCTCCAATAATGCGATTAGCAATAGCTAAAAGCTGCTTCGAGGTGATGTCAGAACTCCCGACAACAGTCGATCCGACATTATAGCCCGCCTCATCTGCTACGTTAGTTACTGATTCAAGTAGAGACACTTGCTAACTCACCCCCTGTGGAGCTTTGAATACGTTGAATTAGCAGGTTGTTCTGATCCTCAAGGCTCGCAATTTTCTTCGTGAGCTGGTCGAGCGTCTTACGTAGTTTAGTGACTTCGGTTTGCGTGCTGTTCTTTGAATCAAGAAAAGTTTGCGCATCCTTTATGTATTTTGCGTGAATATTAAGCTTGCGCTTTGCATCTTCGGTCGCAGTAGCGAGCTGCTCTACTGTGCGAAAGCCCAGACGCTTAAGCTCGTTTACCACGGGCTTTGACAACAAAGCCCAATGCTCAAGTGGGAAGCCGTCCGTTGCCGGTTCTTGATTGAGCTTAAACGCCTGGTACTCGGCAGCGTATTCGGTCTTATGCCATTCCTCGGCAGCGAGCACTCGCGGCAATTGTCCGGGAAAATGGATCTTGATATTTTCCACCGCCTTACATTCGCCGGTCAAAGCGTCTGTAACTTCCCCAATTTCAAACTCTATGCGAGCGTGCCCGTATTTCCTGCTGCCCTTTTGCTGCGCCTCGTAATAATCATCTAAAATTACAGTCATAATAGCTTCCCCCCATAATATGACTACTAAAACAGATTCTCGTTACTAGCTAACCACGTGTCATTAAGTAAGATACACTCCGCGCTCAGATAGACTGGACCCGTTGAGGCCGCTGATAAACTCTGCGCAATAAGAATTGTTTTCTCGGGGAATGCGATCGTTCCCCCGTAGCTTGTCGCACTTGCGCCTGCTTGGTTGAGCGCAGGAATATGCGTCCGCATGCGCAGCCCGTTATTAGTATACGTGTCGATCACAGTCTGAATAGTCTGCGCCGCCGTAACACCATAAGATGACACCGCAAAATTACGGCATAAGAGCGTAGAATCGTCCGGCACCGCATACATGAAGCCGGTTGATTGATTATAACCTATCGCCGCATGGGCATGTACCACCGCGGGAACGCCTGCTGTGTTAGTTCCGGTACCACATCGAATTACGCCTGCATTTGAACCGCCAGAGCCGGCGGTGAGCACAGTAATAGAATTAATAAACTGCGCCGTCGTATTTGCCATGTTTACCGATGTTTGCCCGTTCATCGTTAGATCTTCGCTGAACGCTACAAAAGCCGAGGTGATTCCCTTCACTCGAATCGTGCGAGCCCCCGTACCCGCCGAGGTGTCGTTTGCATCACTACTTGCACAATAAGGCGATGACATCGCCGTCGTAAGAACGGTATACGCTGCCGATTGCGGCCATAGGGGCTCAAAGGTAGTAGTTATCGCGCCATTAAATCCGCTCAAGAACACGCCCGCGAATTGGCTCACGTTGCCGTATGCGGCGCGCTCCCATATATGGCTCGCGCTTGGATCGTTAGAGTCTGCCTTTGCAACTGCAACAATAAGAAAGAAACTA